CCTCATCGCCGTTCAAGGTTTCCCAGACGTAGACAGTCTCGCGTGTTTCCTCGACGCGGTAGTACTCGGCCACGAAGACGACGTCGGGCGTCAACCAGTCGAACTCGTACTGATGGACTTCCTTCGGCCATGAGGCAGGGTCATCGCCCCACTCATCCTTGTACGCCTGGCGCGTCATGGATGTGATGACGAAGCAGCGCTTGGCGTCTGCCTTGTCTTGGCGCTTGGCGTTCAGGTCAAAGAACACAGACGAGTCGGCATCGAAGATCGGCTCAATGCGGATCCGCTGCTTCTCATCTTCCTCGTCCTCTTCGTTCTCGTACACAGTGCGCAGACGCCAGGCTCCAAAGCCACCGGCCACACCTTCCTCGAAGGCATTGTCGTAAGCTTCCTCAGCACCACTGTCTTGCTCGTCAGCGCGGTACAGGCCATCACATGTGTCAGCCAGCTTGTCGTACTCCTTGCCTTCCTTGCTCACGAAGTCGACGGTGATGCGGTTGTTGCGGTACTCGTTGATGATGCGGATGACGGCCAGGTGAACCTTGTTCACCTCGAACTTCGGCTTGTTCTCGTAGATGTCCCAGAGTGGGCCTTCCCACTGGCTGCCTGCCAGGCTGTAGAAACGACGGTCCTGCAGGCACTGCAGGCGCTCGTCCCTCAGCGCAGACTGAACGTTGTCGAATTCAGCCAGCGCCTCAGCGTGCAGATTGGCAAGCTGCTGATCTCTGGAAATTCTGGCCATAGCAAGTCCTCATTTTTCGACATTCTCTCACCATTTGTGCATGACTGGCAATGGTGTGAAGTTGTGGGGTTTGGAAGGCTGCGCGCGCCGCACGCCTTCGCAGGCGTAGCGCAGGGCATCAATCACGTGGTTTTTCTTGTCCTCCAGGATCGGGAGCACCTTGCCGGTGATCGGGTCGGTCTTGTAGGAGTACAGCGTCAGTTCGTCGATGGTGTGCAGGCAGCGAGGGTGCACCACGATGTCGTAGGACTTAAGCCACTCGACGCCTTCCTCGACCGACTTCGGGCCTTTGACGGCCGACATGATCTTCGGGAAACCGTGCCGCTTCATGTGGCTGATGGTCTCCGGCCTGGCCGAGTCGGCCACGATTGGCCACTTCTCGGCCTCCGGCACGGTCATGAACAGGTCCGGGGTGTTCACGATCTCGCAGCCCACCATGTAGGCCTCGTGGTCGATGTAGAGCGTGCGGCCAATGATGTGGCAGCGCACCAGCACGGTCGGGTCAGACGCGAAGCCCCAGTCAGCGCCCAGGCGGTGGATGGCGTCCTTGGGTTCCTCGAACTCTTCGACGCGCCAGTTGCGGAAGACCCGGCTGCTGCTGTTCTGCAGGTAGCCACCACGCCAGACATGTGCGTACTTGTCCGGGTCGCGCCCTCGGTCGTACTCCATCTCTGCGCGCAAGACGTCCGGGAACCAGGGGTTGTCGTCGAAGTTGACCTCCAACACCACAGCGTCCGGTGGGGGCTTGTCGCCGCGCAGCAGGGCATCGACCGGATCGGTCGCCAGCGCCGGGTTCCAGGTGAACCACAGTTCCGAGCCGGGCTTGCGGATGGTTGGCCGCAGCAGGTCCAGGCTGCGCTGGGACAGCGACTGCGCTTCCTCCACCCAGGCACGGTCGTAGCCTTCGAGCGACTTGATCGAGTCGGCCGTGTGGTTCTGCATGCCCTGGAAGATGATCAGGCCGTCGCCCTTCTTGGACTTAATGACGGCCTCCTGCACTTCGAAGTACGCGCCAGCATTCATCTGCTCGATCTTGAGTTCGAGCAGGCGCTTGACCGACTGAGCCAGCGACTTCTGGACCTCGCGCACGCAGACGCTGCGGCTGCCCTGGTCCATGATGTGCGCTTCGATCAGCATCTCGGCAAAGGTGTGCGACTTGCCAGATCCACGGCCGCCGTGTGCGCCCTTGTAGCGCGCAGGCTGCAGCAGCGGGACAGCCCACTCAGGCGTCTGAATTTTCAGTGTCGGCTTTGCCACGGATTACCACTCGCTCGATCTTCGCAAACTCCAGGGGAGCGCCGTCTGCGCCGGTCAGCTCATGCGCCCGCTTTTCCTTCCACCCCATCTGCGATTTAGTCCACCAGATTAGCGCGGCCGTCTCGCCGCCGATTGCTCGGTTAAATAGCGTCTGGCCTATCTTGGCGCTGGCCTTGGCCTTGCCCGCCTTCAGCTCCTTGGCAAAATACTGGCGTATGACATCCGTGCAGACGCCATCGCGCACCAGCGCCCCTATCTGATCATGCGGCAAGCCCACGCCCGCCATAGCCTCCACCTGCTGGCGCTCCTTAGCCGTCGGCTCAAATGGTTTACGCCCCGCGCCTTCCCGTGCGCCGCCGTGACCGTTTATAGCGGGGGGTTTTTCAAGTTTAGCCAAGTGCTTTATACCTCCGTGACTGCGCAGAACCGCTCCATGAGCCGTGCCTGTGCCTGCGCAATAATAACCGCTGGGTCTTTGCCTACCTGACGCATGAATGATGGGTTGGTATAGCAGTCCTGCGCCGTTTTGAATAGCTTTGTGTCCTCGCTACGGTCGTGGAACTTGCTAGCGATAGAGACCGCGCGACGGGTATCGCCCGCCTCTAGTGCTGCGCGTATGGTGCTTGTTTTACTCTGCATAATTTTCTCCTTTTGCGTCTTCCTCTATCTTAGCAAGAATATCGGCGACATCGACAACACCGCATCTTTTTGATGCTTTCGCGCCATCCCCCTTGACAAATACTAAGATATTTTGGTGCGTCTTACCCAGCTTGCGCCCCGATGAGAACTGCTTACCAGCCCTGATAGGTAGGCTGCCTACGCATGTGATGAGGATCGCCTCGTTATAGTAGTGCAGCCCCGCGTCCCTGAAGGCTTGCACGGTATCGCCCACGAAGTCGATATAGTTACCCTTTTTATCGCGCACCTCACCCACCACAAAACAAGCAAAGCTGTCGGGCTTGAGCCGGTCGCACGCCTTTTTGATGATCTCGAAGTACACGGCCCGGAAGTCGCTGTACTTCATGGTGCTCAGGTCTTTCGGGTCGTCGCTGTACACCTCCAGGTCAGCATAGGGCGGGCAGCTAAACACCATGTCCGCCTCTACATCCGCGCATGTCGTGTCGATGTTCCGGCTATCGCCGCATATCCAGGCGGGCGGGTGCTCATCGTCGCCGCATAGCTCGCTGCCCTGTGCTCGGTTGGCGTCCACCTGCTCCTGCCGCAGCTCGTGCCCGATGTAGCGCCGCCCAAGCTTGCTAGCAACAATGCCGCGCACCGAGCCGCCCGCAAACGGGTCAAGGATCAGCCCACCGACCGGGGAAAACCAGCGGTAGGCGATTTCGCACAGCACCGGGTCGAAGATGCTGGTGCCGGTAGCTGTCTCGCTGCCCATGATCGCATTCAGCGAATCCTGAGAATCAAATGAGGTTGCGGCTGCTTTATTCTTTGCCCGTTCAATTGGCATAGCTGCCCCCCCCTGGTATAGCGTTCGCCTTAGCCATTTATCGCCTTTCCCGCGCCGTCGCCGCGTTGTTTTTTGCTGTAGTCACACGCTGGTCTGCGCTGCCGCCTGGCGCTGCCGCCTGGCGCTGCTTTTTCTCGTCGCGGTAGTAGTTGAGGCCCGTCGAGGTGGTCTGCTCCGACTGCATTGTCAGCCCCCCCCCCACGGCCTAGCTCTGACTTGATGCCAAGCGCTAGCCATGCGCGCTTCCTATCCTGCCACCAGCCCTCGCGCGCATTAAGGACGCTGAACGGGGGGAGCATGAATCTATCCGCTAGGCTTCCTTTGCCGCTAGCGTCGCCTTCGCCTGTTTCTAATTCTGCCTCAACATCCTGCATCTCCAGTAGCTCATCCGCGCTAAAGCCGATCAGGTCTAAATCAAACCCCATGCCGTCTAACTCGTCCAGCTCCAGCTTCAGCAGCTCCTTATCCCACCCCGCGTTAAGCGCCAGTTGGTTATCAGCAATCACATAAGCCCTTTTCTGCGCGTCCGTCCAGCCCCTTGCAATCATCACGGCCATCTCGGTCTTGCCGAGCTTACGCGCAGCTAGCACCCGTCCGTGCCCCGCTATGATGCCGCCGTCCTCATCTACCAGCACGGCGCTAGTAACCCCCCATTCCTTCATGGATGCGGCTATCTGCGCGATTTGCGCCTCTGAGTGCGTGCGGCTGTTTCGCGCGTAGGGTATCAGGCGCTCTATGTCCCAATGCTCTACCGCGTCCGCTGGGTTAGCGCTTTTCTTCATATCTTGCCCTCGTTGCTACTTTGCTACATCTTACCATCGCGCACCCATCCCGAAGCACCAATCCCAGCCATAGGCGCATGCGCCACCCGTCTTTCACCGCGCAGGCTTGGCACCTTAAGGAAGTCTTCTGCCCCTGGGCGCAGGGTTGGCCTTGGTAGCTCCCACGGCTCGCGTGGGTCTGCTGTTGCGTTCTTGATGGGGCTATCTTTCTTCTGCTTCATTCTTTTTCCTTTAGCTTAGACGAGACCAAGTGCGAATAGCCCTCAATGTCGTGCCAATGGTCGTGCGTGTTTGGGTTGCCATTCAAGATGCGGGCAATTTTATGCACCAGCATCTCTAGCGCTTCTTTTTTATCATCAGAGAGGCCGCCCCATCCGGATGATTGGCGCATGGCGTTCTTCATCGCCTGGCTCACTGCAGCGTGACTGCTGAAGTCGCCGTGTGTCTTTTGGCGCTGCGCCAGTGTCTCTTCGATGCTCATCGCCACGCCCTTTTTGTTGTCTCGATGATCTCCAACGCGCGCTCCATCATTTCGGTGCCACCCATTCCGCCTCGTGGCGGCTTGGCAGCTTATCGCAACTCCCTGCGCTTGCAGGGATGACGGCAACGCATTCCCCCGTTTGGTGGCGGTACTGGACTACTGGCAGGCTCAACTGCCAATAAACGAAGGCCATGAGGCCAAGTGCCACCGCAAAGGCGGCCATGAGGTCTTTAATCACTTTTCATTTCCTTCATCATTTTGCTGGCC